ACACCTCCGCTTTGACGGCTTCAATCAGTGCCGTCTGCGTCTTGTCCTTTCGTTTCAAGGCACGGAGGATTCTCTCGTCAATCGTGCCCTCGGCGATGATATGCTGCACCACCACGGTGTTTGAGTTCTGCCCCTGTCGATAGAGCCGCGCCACGGTCTGCTGATAGAGTTCCAGACTCCATGTGATGCCGAACCACACCAAGGTTGAACCGCCACTCTGAAGGTTAAGACCATGTCCTGCACTCGCAGGATGGATCAGGGCAACGGGGATTTCTCCGCGATTCCATCGAGCGATTGTCTCATCCGTATCCAGTCGGACGCACGGCACGCGCTTTTCGATGCGCTCTACGTCATGCCGGAACCAATACGCCACGAGGAGCGGTTTGCCGTTCATGCTCTCGATGATGTCCTCCAAGGCATCGAGTTTGCGGTCATGTATATGCAGCGTAGCTCCATCGTCGGTGTAGACTGCGCCGTTTGCCATCTGCGCGAGTTTCCCGGACAGGACACCCGCGTTTGCCGCCGTCACCTCGTCGCCCTTCATCTGCAAAACCAACTGCTCACACATCGAGTCGTACATCTTTTTCTCAGCCTCATCCATGCGGACACTGTACTCACTCTCGATCAGCTCCGGCATTTTGAGGTGATCAGCGGCTTTCATGGAGATGGTGATGTCGGCAATCTTCTCATAGATTCGCTCCTCGGCTCCGGGCAAGGGAACGTAGGAGAACACCACCTGCCCGTTGCGCTTGTCCGGCACGAAGTAATCTTGCCGATACTTCGTAATGAAACGCCCCAGTCGCTCTCCCATGTCGAGCACCTTGAACTCTGCGAACAAGTCCATCAAGCCGTTGCTGGACGGCGTTCCCGTAAGTCCGATGACTCTCTTTGCCAGAGGGCGAACCTTCATGAGTGCCTTGAATCGCTTGCTGCTCCAATTCTTGAACGAGGAGAGTTCGTCAATCACGATGGCATCGTAGACGAAGTCTGTTTTCTCCACGAGCCATGGCACGTTCTCGCGGTTGATGATGTAGAGGGAGGAAGACTTGCGTAAAGCCTCCCGCCGCTCTTTCTCCGTTCCGACTGCGACGGAGTAGCGGAGATGCTTCAAATGCTCCCACTTTCCGATCTCCTGCGGCCATGTATTCCGTGCCACACGAAGCGGTGCAATAACGAGAACGCGAGAAATCTCAAAATGGTCAAAGAGCAGGTCATTGAGGGCTGTAAGCGTAATCACCGTTTTTCCAAGTCCCATATCGAGGAGTACAGCGGAAGTTTTATGGCTCTTGATAAAGTCGATGGCGTACTGCTGATAATCGTGCGGTATGAACTTCATAGGGCATCACCTCCAATCTCAGCTATATTCATTACCGAAACACTTCCTGCAGCACATCCACATGATAGGTGTTTACCATGCCATATTTTGCATCGTACTCCTTGCCGATGTGGTACCCCTGCTTTCTGGACATTGCCGAGGCTTTGCGTCCGAGTCTTGCGGCGGCATCCCGACTCACGCCACGAACTCCCATGAGATTGGCATAGCCGATGATGGTGTAGTGGTGCTCATCGATAGTAATCTGCTTGGACTCGACCTCAAGAAGCCGCTCGTCCACCTTGTCAATCCGGGCATTTGCCGCCTTGATTGCCTTTGCCTGCTCCACCATTCGCTGTGCGCTGTATAGCAGAAATTCCTCGGGTGTCATGTTCTTCGCAACTTTGAAGTAACTGTCTTCAAGCTGTTCAAATACATCCCACGCCCGCTCCGTCCCAAGCATCTTGCTGTGACGGGCAGCGCCTCTCTCCGTCCAGAGATACAGATGACGTGTTTTCGGGGAAATTTGCAGTTCGATATTTTCGACCTGCAAACGGAAGGTCTGTAAATCCTGCCCTTCCAGAACAAAGAAGTGCTTTCCCGCAATAAACCGCGCACGGTTGTTGCTGAAGTTCTGCTGAATCTGCTTCGGGGCGCATCCATATGCCTCGGCAAGCTGCTCCGTGGTCATGACACGGATGCTGTTATGTTCCAAAACGGTAAGTTCATTCATGGCTGATGTCCTCCAATACGCCGTCAATTTGATTTACTTCGTCAATCACATACACCTTGAATCCAAGCCGACGAAGCAGGCTGTGACGGGCGAGCTGCAAGGCTCTCGGCTTCTTCCCCGGTGCTTTCAGTTCCACAAAGCCCATTCTGCCGCCGGGCAGAAGCACCAGTCGGTCAGGCATCCCATCGAATCCCGATGAGGTAAACTTTGGAGCGATGCCGCCCATCGCTCTGGTTCTTGCTGCAAGTTCCTGCTCAATCGTCCGTTCGTACAACTTTTTCCTCCTGTAACACAAGGTTGTATCACCTCTAAAGCCAGTCATATCAATGGATTCAAGTTACTTCTTGTTACAAGGCTACAGAAAATCTCTATATACGCATATATGCGCGTATTCGCGTTTTTCGTGTACGGAATTATTATGTTTCTATTTACATATATAAATCTTGTAACTTGTAACAAAGCCTTATGGTACGTGCTTTGCTGCAAGTTACAACTTCCGTACAAGTTACAAGCGGCGATAGATTCTCTGCAGTCCGTAAATTGCGATACGTTGGGGTGTGGGCTGCTTTTCCCATTCAGGAAGTCTTGACATGATGGCTGCTATCGCATAGCTGTCAATGGAACGCAAATCCTCTTTTTTCCTGCTGAAGCACTCGCACCAAATCTCCATGTTGCTAACAAGCACGCGCACGTCTGTCCCCACGGGAGTCGTAGCATCGCCCCGCAGGAAGTCCCGCCGCTGATAGAGATCCATCTCGTCCCAGTTGGCTGGAAGCAGTGTATCAAGATAGAGCCGCACCAGACCTTCACGCTCATCGTGCTCCATCGCTTCCCGCTGCTCCTCTTTGGCATATTCTTCCAAAACCGGTGGAAGATACAGTTTCTCCCCTGCATCGGCGAGAATCATCACCTCAGCCCAAATTTGCTGCACAAGCTCCGAGGTCATCTGCCAGGGCCTATATTTGCTGCTGCCGCTCAGTTTGATGTTCCAGTAGCGGCGGTTTCCTGTGATGTCCCGCAGATACCCGTTCTCGCTGTTCGTTGTCCCAAAGAACACACACTGGCGCGGATGGGATGTCACACGTCTGCCGAAACTCGCCCGATACTTGTCATCCACTCGGGAAACAAACGCCTTCACCTTGTCGAGGTCGGCTTTCTTCATGCCCGCCAATTCTCCGATCTCAAGAATCCAGTAGCCCTGCAGCTTTTCGGCGGCGGTCTTGTCGTTCATATCCGATAAGGTCAGACTGTCGGAGAACCAATCCATGCCAAGGTTGGCGATGAAGGTGGATTTTCCGATGCCCTGTGCGCCGTTGAGAACTGGCATATAGTCAAACTTGATGCCCGGCTCTTTGATGCGCCGATAGGCGGCGCACAGTACCTTCCGACTGACGGCACGGGTGTAAGCGTTATCCGCTGCGCCCAGGTAGTCGATGAGAAGCGTGTCCACTCTCGCCACACCGTCCCAAGGAGGCAGTGCCGCAAAATACTCCCGTATCGGATGGTAGGATCGGTCGTCCACGGCTTTCGCGACGGCGATGTCATAGTTTCGCGCCGAGAACGTGCCGTAGTTGTCATCCACATAGCAGATGAGCTGGGCATCGTCTGCATCGCGCCAGAACTTGCCGGGATGTGCCCACGGGACTTCCCCCTTGATCTCCATGCCGTCTGCCAGCTGATTGAATACAATGTTTTTCATGTAGGGATCATTCTGCATGATGAGCTTGATGTTGTAGAGAGAGTTCTCAAGCTGTGCGGACTTTTTCTGCCGCACCAGCTTATCCTTCCAGTCTTCCTCCTCGGAAAACTCCTCAGCCGCCCGTTCCTGCCGCTCCTTCAGCGCAAGGGTACGCACCTTTTCATCCTTGGCGGCAAACTCAGCCATCTGAGTGAAATCACCGTCAAAGAGATGCGTCCCTACGAGGTCGTATGCGTTGCACAGCTTTCCATAGGCAGGATCGGAGGCATGGTGACTGTAGGCGAATTTGCCGTCATAAATCATCACACCGGGGATGCTCACCGACTTCGTATACCCCCACCGATTCTCGTCGGCAGTCGGCTCATACACATCGGAGAGGAACGTCTGTATTCCTTCCTGGATGGAGTACGCTCGGCAGAACGCTCCTACAATTCCTTCCTTGGTCAGAGGATCGGCTTGTCTTTTGCACTCCCGTTCCACCGCTTCCTTTTCGCCCGGCGCAGTTGGCAGGGAGCTGCAGTCCTGCCAGTTCGGATGCGCTGCCAGAAACACATCGGGGTCGAGCCAGTCGCCCTCATATTTGCGGCAGATGTACTCCCCGTCGGAAGAGGCGGTCGGCCAATACATCAGCTGATTGATCTTGAAAGAACAGAGATCAACCGTATCCATGCCGATCTCGTCCGCAAGATAACGGGCGATGGCATTGTATTCGTCCGGTGTGACATCCCGTGTCAGGGGTACGAGGATTCTCGCCCGTGGGGCTTCCGGGGTATGGCTGTGGGTGGTGTAGACGATGGCGCAATGCTTGAAGGCGAAGGCATCGAAACAGCCCTGCTCCAGTCGGTCATGATCCAAGGTAATCATGGAGCGACTGATAACCTCGCGCGCCTTCCGGCGCGTCCCTTTCAGCGTCCCCGCAAAGAATCCACCTTTGTCCTTCACGGCATCCCGTTCGCTCTTCTTCATGGAACGGTATTCTGCAGCGGTTTCGGCAGTACGGATGGGATTCTGCAATTTTTCCCAAAGAACCTCCATCGTCATTTTTCCGGGATGCCATACAAGTGCCGCACGGCTGTTGCCAAGGCAAAATGCTAATTCTCTCATACACGCACCTTCCTCACCCTCGGTGTCTGTCCGTATTCAAATCTTGCCTGCCGTGCCAGCTTGAACGCCTGTACGGTGGCAGCGTCATCTCTGTCCATCGTATAGTTGCTGTCATCACCAAAAAGCTCAAACTTGCCCTGCCTGTTGATGCCGGGATGGGCAACGAAGTAATCTCCGTCGATGGTCTGAAAGTTGAAGGGATAGGGACCGCCGCCAAAGCTGGGGAAGCCGTAATAGCCCCATTCTTGGCAGTAACATTCAATATCTCCGATATCCTCTCCGTCGGGGATTCCGGGAACAACGAGGAGCGGGTGCTTGCCTTCGCTGAACTGGTTGATTTTGGCGGCATCGGCTCTGGTCATCTTCCCCTTGACCTCCACATGGAGATCGCCGCCTACTCTTCCGTCTACATCATGGAGCAGAAAGTCTGGCAAATAGTGCTGCCCGTTATTGAGCACATACCCCTCCGGCTCATACTCCCATCGGACGCCGCAGGCATCAAAGAACACTGCCCATCGCGCCTCCAGTCGTGAACGGAAAAGATAGCCCTTGTATTCTGTCTCAATCACCTTCATGGCGAAACCTCCTCGCACTTCGTTGTGAAATAGCGGATGTTCTTCCGCAGCCTCCCGGCATGAGCAATCTCCGCTTCCATACCCTGCGTAATCCTCTCGCCGAACACCCAGACCTCGCCGCACAGCTTCATAAGCTCGAAGTTCATGAGCATCGCCTTTCCGCGCTCGTCAATCTCTGATATAAACTGTGGGAAATACAGGTGCGGGGCAAGGGGAATCCTCCCCTTCTCCACAGCAAATTTGCAGTACTGCCGCGCCCGCATAATATTCACACGAGGACTGTCCCGATAGGGAGAGCAGATGTAGACGAATCTGCCCTCCCGGCTTACCTTAGTCAGAGCGACGTATGCCGTAGGGTCGGCATACCCCTCGTGGTTTCTGCGCTCGATCACTTCTCACACCGCACCTTTCGGCTGCATTCCGTGCAGCAGATCGCGGTGCCGAACAGGTCGAACTCCGCATCGCCGAAGAACTCGTTGAGATCAACGGGCACTTCTGCTCCGCAGCGCGGACAATGGCAAAAGACATTCTCGTCATTGATTTCCACCGTGACCTCCAGAGCGTCATTGATGTTTTCCTTGACATAGAACATAAGATTTCCTCCCTTTGAAAACAGATTAGTTCCTCTCATCAGTAAGAGGACGAACTGGGAGGTTTTGGTCACCAAAAATCCTCCTGCTTTTTGCAGGAGGATGGAAGTTAGTCTTTCTGATAGAATTGGCACTCGAAACCGTCGGCGCGAAGCAGGAGTCCGTCTGCCCATGGCGGGGTTCGCGCCATCTGCTCACACACAGCAAAAAGAGAGGCTCTCTCGTCACATTCGATGATGAGTTCATCATGGACGTGCGCGACAATATCCATCGTTCGCAGCGTCTGCATGGCGTAGCAGAGGATGTCACGGCTGATCGCCTGTGTGATATTTTCCACGAGCTTCGGCCCGTAGGACTCAATCCGCGCCCATTTTTTCGAGAGATCCAGTCCCATGTAGGTGATGGATTCGCCGCCAAACTGATTCTCTCCGATGCGCGGCTTCACATAGGAGAGTCTGCGACCGCTCGGTAATTCGATGAACATCATGCCGCCCTGATAAATGAACCGGATTCCATGCGTGACTTTTGTGCTGCGCTCCTTGATGCAGCCCTTTGCCGCACGATCCACTGCCCACCAGAAATCCACGATGTTTGTATTTGCCGAACGCCAAGCATCCACGAGCGGCTTTAGTTCCTCTTCCTTCATCCCGGACTCCAACGCCCCGAACGCTTTCAGCGCACCGACGGATCCGCCATAACCACAGGCCAGTTCTGTCTGCTTCCCTTTTTGCCGAAGATGCCCGTTCTCGCCGTGTTTCACCACATTACAATGAAACATCCTACCTGCTGTGGCACAGTAGATGTCGCCGTTCCCCTCGAAAACATCCATGCGCCATCGCTCCTTGGCAAGCCATGACAGCACCCGTGCCTCAATGGCAGAGAAGTCTGCAACGATGAATTTCCTGCCATCCTTGGGAATAAAAGCAGTACGGATGAGCTGCGACAGAACGTCTTGGACAGAATCATAGAGCATTTCCAGTGCTGCATAGTTCCCCTGCCACACGAGATCACGGGCACACTTGAGGTCGGAGAGATGGTTCTGCGGAAGATTTTGTAATTGAATGTGGCGTCCCGAAAACCGCCCAGTACGGTTCGCCCCATAGAACTGAAACATTCCCCGCGCACGGCTGTCCGCACAAGCGGCATTTCTCATCGCCTGATATTTCTTCACTGAGGATTTTGCAAGCTGCTGACGAAGCACCAGTACATCAGAGACAGGAGACTGGACGGTCTTGAGCAAAGCTGTCACAGACTTCTTATCCAGCGACTCCGTTTCGACACCGTAGTCTCTGAGCCATTCCTTCATCTGCGCCACACTGTTCGGATTCTCAAGCCCGGTCAGAGCTTTCAGCCTGTCCATCAGCTTATCCTTTGTGATCGCGTCAATCTGGACGGCGTTCTCTACGAGCGGCATATCCAGGCGTATCCCTCGGTCATTGATTTCCTGGTCGAGTACATATTCCTCCCACACCGACTGCGGTACAGGGTATTTGGACAAACGTTTCTGTATTGCCATCTCCACTTCCACGTCACGGCGGTTGTAAGACTTGAAGAGTTCCCACTTATCGCCAGTGGGTTCATGGAACGGAGGTGTAGAAAAATAGCGAATCAGGGCCTTGCCCTCGGTCATTTTCTGCTCTTCCAGTCCCAACACCCTACCCACGGCGGCAAGTGAGAGCGGCAGCCCCATGTAGGCAGACCAGACCATTGTACATTGCCAGCTGCAGGGATTCAGAAAACGGGTACACTCTACGGAAAGCGGATGATTGTCACGGAACGGATCGAGGTCTATCCCCAAGTCCGACAAGTAACGCGACAGGCACACCCGCTCAAAGTTGGCGTTGAATGCCCACTTAATGATGTTGTCATCGGTCAGAGCATCCAGAATTTCCTGCGGAATCTGCTCCCCATTGGCGAGGTCAATGACCTCCACCGTTCCTCCGTCCACGGCATAGGCAAAGAGCAGGATCGCAAAGTCCTCAGCTTCGGCATAATGATAAACGCCGCTCTTGCTGATATCCACACTGCTCCAAGTTTCAAGATCGATAGACAGTGATTTCATGTCACTTCTCCTTCCGTGACAAAGGCAGCGGGGACGAATCCCCACTGCCCGTGTCAGTCAATCCTTATTTAGCTGAGAAAGTCTTCGTCCTCATCGGCGAAATCATCCTCGGCACGTGTCTTGCCGCCGAGCGGCTCCCCGTCGGAAATCTTCTGCAGGTTGTTCAGCCCGCAGGCAATCCCACGATTGCCGTTGCTGTTGAATGCGTAGAAGTTGATGCTTGCGCGTCCGTAAACGCCGGAGTAAACCTCCGAGTGCTCGATGATCGGATTGCGAGCGGCGTCCACGATGCCGGGCGCAGTCGCAGAGTTGGCATTGATGAAGTAGCAGTCCTTGTACGCCTCATCGTCCGGGCGTTCCGCATCGCCATCACGGAGCGGCGTCTTGAGCGCCGTGAGCGCGGGGACTGATTTGCTGTTTCCCTTGAGCTTACTCTGTCCTTCCTCATATGCCGCCTGAATGGCATTTTTGACTGCTGTCACCGTTTTGGTGTCACTCTTCGGAATGATAAGCGACACACTGTACTTCGGCGTACCGCCGTTGATGGACTTTGCCTGCCAGACGTTGGCATAGCTCCAACGTGTCT